GTTATGCCAGCGGCCACGAAATTAGAAAGTAAACTGATGATATGGTTTTCCCTGTCAGTGTCATTATCACCCAGTGTCGTCCACAAGGCAGAGGGCACGTAGACGGTGAACGATTCCTGATTGTATGTGTAATAATCGTCACAGACGAAGTAGTAACTAGCCTCTGTAGTGCTGGTCACCTTCGCGGAGTAATGTGATTCGTCACTCACAAGAAACTGTGCCAGCTCCTGTTCATTCGTTTCAATGTAGATCGGGTTAGCTGTAGCTGGCCAGTTAAATCCTAGGTCAAAATATTGGTTCAGGTAATACTCCAGTGAAATTCTCCCCGGCTTCACCTTCGCTCGTTCTTCCGCCCCTATCCAGTTTGGCTGAAGGATCAACCAATACGTTGACGCGGATGAAGGCGTGTTGCCTAGGTTGTCGTCCACTTGTGATTCGTAGATGTTGGAGCCGTATTTCCTGACAGCGCCCTTCACGTATGTTGTACCAATATCCCAGTCCTGATACGAACGGGTAGTCCAGTAGTAAGTGAAGAAACGGGAATGTAGATACTCAATTTGGTGCAACATGACGCGCGCCCATGCCAGCCAACCCGGTTGTCTTTTGTTCCTAGGTAGGAGTATCCTACTCAGCCCCGACCATGATATTTCGTAGTTGAACGCCATTACATCGCTGCGAATGTGATCGTGTCGGTGTATTCATAGCTGGCCGTGTCTTCCGGCAAGAAGTATCCTGACAGTGGACTGTGTGAACGGTTGTTGACGCCAGTGGCTAGGTCGTATACTACAGTGGCGCTGCCTATGGCCACCGAATCAGGACGGCATTTCACGGTTTGAAGGGCGAAGTCGACTACTCCAGTTACCGCCTTTATGGTTGTGATCAATTTCGTGACGTACAGCGTGCCGTCAAAGTCTTCGTCCGCCATTACAGCGTAGAAAGCGTCCAGCGCATCAAATACGTCTTGTGAGATAGTGCCCCCGTACAACGGATTGAAGTACACAGTTCCGAGTATGTACACCTTGTCTGCCTCAAGGCTGATCACGTCATACACTATGCCGGGCACGAATGCAGCGTTCACATATCCGAGCAATGCAGCTGCTTCCGGGGCAGAAAGGGCTTCCGGTGGTTCGCTTTTAGCCACTTTCACGGTCACCGTGCGATCTAGTTCAGTGGTTACGGCCACGCGCGTGATGATCTGATAGTCCTCATTGACCGTTGGGTAGACAACATTGTACGTGTCGTCAATCGTTGGTGTCTGCGCGTTGGTGGCGTCATACTGAAACTTTTTTATGGCTGCACGCATCCATTGTTTGCTGTTTGGTGAGCTTCCAGCTATCAACGTCTCCACGTCCTCAATAGCGGAATCAAAATATTGTTCATGTATGGCTATGCCAGCGGCCACGATGTAAAGAAATAGCCGCCATATGGCCGTCACTGATGTACTGGTAAGCCCGTCCAGCGCGCTTTCCGCTTCCTTAGCGGCTACGAGTTCGGTGTAGATTGTATTTACGCTCCTTGCCATGCTTAGGTGATTTTTTTACTCCATGCTGGAGCCAGTGTGAATACTTGTGTTTTTTCGATGCTGAAAAAGTCCTCTGCAAATACATCGCTATCCAGTTCAACTGTGACTTCAATGTAAATGTCTCCCTCGGTCGGGAATAGCTTGGTTTCACTACGCTCAAACTTGAAACTATACTTCCCTACATCGTCTTCCTGAGTTGCTAGAGTGTAGCCTGTGAGCGCGTTCTTGGAATACTGCGCCAGCACCCGTTCATTCCCTTTCGCATCAACTAGGGTGAATATGGCATAGAGGTTCAAGATACTGGCGTGCGCGTAACTGTTACCATCCGCGTCTTGAATGATCACGCTCGGTGATACAGACTGTCCCGGGCGGAGGGTGGCTATGGTTGAAGCTGTTATACTCATGAGTTCATATCGTCTTCTGATTCGTGAATGGATGGAGTAATGGAATACGGCACAACGCGCTCAATAGTTTCGGGTTCAGCGCTGATGTCAATCCACGTGGTCGCGTAGGTCTGCGTGAAGTGATAGATGTTGGTATGATTGAAGTCTTGCACTTCGCCTGTGCGCGTGAATGTGCTCGCCCCGTCCGGACAGAAGCGCTTGAGCACTTTGTAAACTGCCTGCGTGATGTCAAACACTTCTAGGTTGCGGCCTAGTGTGTCACCGTGATAATACTCATGGCCGATATGGATATTTACCTCAAGGTCGTATTGCTCGTCATACATACCCCCCAGCGCGTTGACCCCTTGCACCACTATTTCAACGAATGCACACGGCCATGGGAACGCAAACGTCTCCCCATCCCGATACTGGTCTAGCTGACCGTTGTACACGTCAACGTATTTCAAGGCCTTGACAGCTCCCAATTCCGCTATGATTGCTTCGTATAGGGCTTTCATGAGAAAACGCGGCTCAATTCAATTTGTACTCGATTAACTATCTGCTTGTCCAGCGCACGACTTCTTCCGATGAACTGTCGCTTTGTCATTTTGCTGGTTCCGGAATTGATGTAACCTGCGTATTTCGTGGCCTTTCCCATCACCGCAACGCGGATTTTACCCTTGCCTAGTACCGTGTATCTTATAGACCGCGACAATACGGGCGTGCCGGGACCAATGAGTATCGGACGGGTTCGGGATGAGGTTGTGCCGTATTTGTAGGCTTTGGTTCCGGGAATTCTACGCTGTACGTTCTTCCATTTCGAGGTAGAGCTATCAACGAACCCCTGCTTCACGAAGTTGGTTTCAAAGTGTCGTTGCGCTATATTTCCGACCGGTGCGCTCAGTTTTTCAACGATGCCGCCAGCCGCCAATATCATTGCCTTGAACCTGAAACCTTTTTGTTGACGTGACGCCATTGGGCAAATGTAGGTTCAATTCGTTAGGTCGTTCACGCTTTTGAGTTAAAGACATTGACCCCGCGCCTGTACTGGTCAGCGTTGACGGCTTTCTTCATCGCGATAACCTGTAGCCCACCGTTCCGGGATAGCTCTACTTCACATCGCAAACTCACCCGAGTGGATGCGTCTGAATAAAACTTCATGTAAACGTATTTGTATCGGTTGCCGAACTTCTGCAGATACACTTCATCCGGGTGAGCTAGAATATCCCTGAGCTGGTGAATGTGCCTGTAGTTGGTGTTGTTGATTACCGACTTATCTACCCGGATGGCTCGGTTGGCGTAGTCATGCACACCCCTGAATTCCATAGTCCGGACGGCTTGTATATTTCTGCTATCGCGTACCATGGGCGTCATGCGTGAAATCTCCATTGACTTAAAACTGGTGAGGCCGCTCGTTTTCCATGTCAGGGTGTCAACATTGAACGTCTTGCCATAGGTCTTGTTCAGTGAGAACACTTCCCCGAGCTTTGCCTTGTGTCGGTTGAATCCGTAGTGCTTCATCTGATCGTATAGGTTCGCAAATCGGCCTGAGGTGGCTTTGCTGTCCTTGAGCGTTTGAACGAAGTTCTCCGGTGTGTCATGCTTCCTTACTTCATGGTCTTCTAGGTATTCGATGCGACACCCACAATTCCAGTCTATGGGCGGTATGCCGGGGAGCTCTTTGGTTCGGTAGATTTTACCATGCAGAAGGCTGTGTGAAATACGTTTTGTGGCGCGCTCAATCTGCACCCAGCGAACAAAGGGGAAAGTCTCTGATTTTTGAATGTACTCAGAGGACGATAGCCCCGTCCCGTATGCAGTCCTGATTTCCGTGTTCAGCCAGTGTTTATTGAACTGCTCATTCATTTCCTTCACCCGACTTTTCATTTCCGCCATGGATAGCCCCTCACGAAACCAGCGGTTGATCTCCTGAACTTCAGCCACAGACTTAGCGGCTGAAAACCGAAACAGGTTGGCCTCCATCATGGTGACCATGTTGCGTTCGTTCACGTTCAGGAACGGGGAGTGGTGATTGCTGCCAGTGCCTGAGGATAGCGCCTGCGATAAATCCTCCATGATCTTTGTAAACAGTACCGGGTAAAATAGTTTTTTTACGGTGGCTTCCATCCCGGCCACTATACCCATCAGGATAGCCTCGTAGCTGGCTGATGTTTCTACCTTATTCGATACCTCACAGCACGTGTGCTCATCGCTTGGGAGATATGGATAGCGTGACATCAAAAATCGTTTTGGTCGCCTTCTGTGTCATTAGGTGAGGCCGCTTGCTCCTGAGCAGGGTACACGTCAACGCCTAGAATTTCTGAAAGCTCAGCCGCGTCCATGGTGAACCCAGCTGCGTGAAGTTTGCTAACGTATTCAGCCACCCCGGACCGCATTTCAGTTTCCTGTTTCTTTTCTTCCCGTTTCTCAAGGTCATTCGCAAACTGGAACCTCACCCCGGCTGGAATGTTGTATCCCAGTTTTCGAAGTCGTGGAATAAGGTTGTCGTTGATTACTTCGGTTAAAAAATCACAGTCCTTTTTACAGACGTCTTGGAGGGATTCATACACCGGGTTGTCCTTGCCTTGCTGTGAGCCTAACTTTCCGCTCGTGCTATCCATGGCGTCAGAGTGCCCTAGCAATACCTTACTTATCTTCTTTTCAAGACGCTGCTCAAAATTATCATAAGACTTGTAGCCTTCACCCTGTCCGGTGGCTGACTTCAATTCGATTTTGTCCGACATGTCCGTGGTGACCATGTAGGCTGATGAACCCATGTTTGCCAGCGCGCTTTCAAATTCGTCCAGCGCGTCTCCTGTTTTGGTTGTAGAACCTATGCGAATCGGTTGGCCGAATAATTCCACAAAGTCAGCGTTAAACCCAGTGAGGTGTCTCAGGAATATCTCATAGTATGCCACCGTGTACAGCAACCCGAATCCGCATCGTGTGCTTCCCGTCTCACTAGGGGTGTCAATAAGCATGACCCAGTCCTCGAATTTACTGCCAGCTATGGGTTGAACCACTGGTGTCCACATCAAAGGGGTGATCCCTTTAGATTCAGGCTCCACATATTCACGCCTCAGTAGCGCAACGTCTGTCAATCGGTCGTTCTCTATGCCGCTCCATGTGATAAGGCTGTAGCCGTAGTATTTTGCGTCAAGGGCGTACTTCAGGAACAGTGATAGCCATTGCTTATTCAGCCGCTCCGTGGTGACCTCGTCCATTTCCCCGTTAGGCTTGTAGAATCCCCGCTTCTTGAGTAGCGTCATGTCGCTTCTTCGGGTTAGGCACGCGTTCACGTGTCCGTTCAGTACCGTGTCCTGATACAACTGCATCATGTCAGTGCGTTGGGGCATCAGTACATCTTCGGCCTTCTTAACAGAATTCCGCCACGTGCTAACGTCTTGAGCAACGCGCTGTAACTGCTCCCTGAAAATATATTTCCGTGGATCCGTGTCGGGGATGCTGCCCTGTGAACGTGTCCCAAATATTCCGATAGTTCCTAGCGCGTTCTTCGCCTGTGAAAACAGTGAGGCCATTTAGTAGGTGTTTGAGTTTTTCTGATTGTACCCGAAGCGCGTCCGGAGCCCGGACGAAGAACTGCGTGGTTGTATGTAGGTCATTTCCGCTATCACGGTTCCGTTGGCCGCTGCCTTTAGCCATTCAATAGCGTCATCATAGGCTTTGACGCGGAGTTCAGGTATATTCCTCGGTGCGATGGCCTTGTGCATATAGTAGATCGTCATGTCCAGTACACGGTCAAGAAGCAAGCTGTTACGACTGTCACCGGCCTCCCATTTATCGGTGTCGGTTATGTTCACCCCGGTGAAGGTGTCCGCGACTCCAGCGCCCCAATAGTTATCACCATAATCTTCATCATCCGGAAATATGTTGATGGTATCCGTGGTGGCGGTGTATTTCTTGCCCTTGTAGAATACTTCATCGTCCTTTTCGTACTGCGTTTCGTAGTCGAAATTATCCGCGTTCGGTATGGCCGTAAACATCGAGTACATTGAGCCCATGACTGTCCAGTATGATGCATTACCCATCTTTCCCTGTCCGGCTTGAATACAGATATACACGTCACCGTCATATTCGACAAGGTTGTTCAGGCTATATGTCGTCTCCGGCACGTATGCGGAGGCGTACAGATACACTAACTGGTTTCCTGTGTATGAGGTCGCTTTTACCCATATCGTAGGGACCACCATTTCAACCTCTAGATCATACCGCGCTGAAAGGTATGACCGCATTTCCTTGATGGCCGTATTCTCGCACCGGGTTCGAATAGCTTCATCATTATCAATCAGCTGTAGCAAGTTGGTTTCTTGAATCAGGTGATTGTAGTCTGATTTGAGTATGTATGGCATCGCGCAAAGGTGAATTATCCATCAAAGGTATAGTTCAAATTGAGTTAAATGGTAAAGCCCTGACACCGTTAGGCTGTGTCAGGGCTTCGGGATGGGGATGCGCTAGCTTAGCACGGCACTGTGTACGACCTATCCCCATAAAACACATAGGCTCCGGGCGTGCCGTTGAAGGTTTGCCGGGAGCCTAGTGTTTGCGCTGATCTTCTTTGTTGCAGGGGAAGGACTCGAACCTCCGACCTTGTGGGTATGAACCACACGAGCTACCAACTGCTCCACCCTACGATGGCAAATGTATATGATTTTCGTTACTCCACTAGCGTGAAGTCAACATAGTAACTTTTTCCAACCTCAAACTGATCTTCCTTTAAAGTTGAAATCTCAATCATTCCTGTTGGAGTGGACGCGAAAAAACTCTCGTTCTCACTGCTCCCGGTTGTTACTACATTGAATTTAGCTGCATAGTGGTACTTATTTCCACCCCATCCAGTCCGTTTACTAACCTCCGTGCAAACGAATTTTGCTCTAGTTCTACCCATGTGTATTAGTGTTCAGAAAGCTGTCCCCCGTTTTGATTTTATTCAGATACCGAATTGCGTGACTTTGCCACGCGCGCCCCTTTGACTTTGATGTTCATGGTGAAATCCCATCCTTCGAACCTTCCCAGTCCTGACGCTGAGCGTGCCGTCTGCTCCAGTTTATCCTTCTCCTTTGGGTTGTGGATTTCGAAATACAGCGCTGGTGCTGAGCATCGCTGCGCTTTGTTGTAGGGTATTACCTTGTAAACCGCTGGCTCGTTCATCGTGAAAGCTTTATGTGTCTGAATAGATTGCTACCTTTTATTCCATTGATCAAATGTTCAACGGCTTGCAAGAATCGCCCGGATGCCCGTTTTCCGTTTCTACGAAGCCACCCTATCGCGCTGCGATTATTCTCACGCGTGTATGGACTCCTTGCTTTCCGCCTTGCCATCATTTCATTGAAGCGCCTGCCTCTACGA